TATTATTGGTTTGGTACTAATCGGATTAGTTGGTTATAATCAATTTCAAAATCTAATTAATCCACCAGAGTTGCAGCAGTTTAAAGGTGGTATTCAAAACCATTTGGTGTGGAACATTCAAAAAGAATGCTATTTTGTTCGACCATATACCAACAATACAACCTATTTAATTAGAGTTCCTGATTGTGATAAGTCTTGATTTTTTAATCGGTTTAATTCTTTGATTTTATCTGAGATTTTCTTTTTGGTTTCTTCACTATGAGTTTTACCTAACCAAGATTTTGCACCTTTTGCATTTTGATTACCTTTTAGTTTTTCACTAAAACCAATAGGTTTAGGTTTTCTCATTTTTTGTTTGTGGGTTTCACTTTTAGGAACTTTCAATTTTTGTTTGTGTTCTTCTGTGAAAACTCTACCTTTAAGTTTTTCTCTTTGTTTATTTCTAATTTCGGTTGAAGGAGATATGCCGGTTGTATCCCATTTTAAATCTCCGTTTTTCTTGTTTAGAAATCTAATATCGTGCTGCACGTTTAATTTTTCTAAAACTTTGCATTCCCAAATAACACATTTTTTTGGGTCTGTGAATGTTTTTCTAATTTGAATTACATCCGGTTCACCGTGTAATTTACGAAATTTGGCAACTTCTTTGGAACTAGTAAAGTATTTTTGCCAAAGGTCAGAAGGATGGCAATTTTTGGAAGTTCTTCGGCCGTAGTACCAAGTGTTAAGATTTGACCAACCTATTAGATAGGTATATGGTAGATTTGATTGATATATACTTGACATGAGCTGTGTTTCGTGTTAAAGTGTTAAACATAGAGTAGGTAGATGTTAGCGCATCGTGACCTACACCTATTTATAAGGGAAATAAATGAAAACTAATAAGGATTTTAACCTAAGTAAAGAAGCAAAGCGTAGGCTTGCAACAATGCTTGGTGATCAAAGAGCATTGTGGAAAAAATCATTTATCGAGGCACAAGTTGCTGAGAAAAATGCCAAGTTAGCAAAATTGAAAGAACGACCAAAAACCAACCAAGGAGAAGAATGATGGCTTATTTTATCGAGGTGAATGATATTGACAAAAAATGTCCTGTTATTATTAATTTAGATGCAGTTATGGAAATTGCACCTATTTTTAATCCAAACGGATGCGAAATTACTTTCCTTGAGAGTGATGATCCAGAAGCATTACGCCGTGAAAAACTAGGCGGTGGTGCAATCAAAGGCCGCCGTGTGATGCGTGTATCAGATAGTTATTCAATGTTCAAACAGTTTGTTATTCAACCAGTTTCCGCAGAAGATATTGCTCGTGTAAATGGTCGTAACAAATCTGTAATCAAAGAAAAAGCCCCAGTCGAGTTCGATATCCCCAAGTTATAAGTCTGATAAATAAGAGTAATATTCAATACTTACTCTTAGGGTTTCCCCATGCTTATTCTAGTAATCGATCCATCGGCTCTTAATTTAGACTTTTGCTTACGATGTATCCATTTTGGCCATACTGTAAAATGGTACACCAAAGGTGCTCGTTCTAGCCATATTGGTAAAGACCTTGTTGATAAGGTCGATAACTGGAAGAAGTATATGGATGTAGCCGATCTCGTATTCTCCGCTGACAATTTAGAGTTTATGTCAGAGATTGATGAGTATATGAAAAAAGGTTATCCAATCTTTGGACCAGGAAAACGTGCGGCCAAACTAGAATTAGACCGTATGTATGGTCAAAAAGTCATTGAGGAGTTCGGTGGAAAAACTATTCCATCTCACGAATTCAAGAACTTTGATACTGCTATTCAGTTCGTCAAAGATAATCCAAAGCGTTATGTCTGCAAACCATGTGGTGAGGAAGAAGATAAAACCTTATCATATGTTGCTAAAGATGAAGCCGATTTGATTGGTTTCTTGACAAAACGCAAAGAAAAGGGTGGCGCCCCACACTTCATTCTCCAAGAGTTCAAAAAAGGTTACGAAGCTGCCGTTACTGGTATCTTTGGACCAGGTGGTTGGATGCCTTTCTGGTGTGAAGGTGTAGAGCATAAGAAACTCATGGATAACGACCTAGGACCCAATACCGGCGAAATGGGCACGGTTATCCGCTATGTCAAAGAGTCCAAGTTGGCCGATATGTTAATGAAGCCAATGGAAGAAACCCTACACAAGATTGGTTACTGTGGTATTCTAGATATGAATGTTATCATCGATGAAAAAGATGGTACACCATGGCCAATGGAATGGACTGCAAGACCTGGATATCCAATGTGGAATATCATGATGTCATTGCACAAGAATGAAGATCCTGCTGAATGGATGCTCGATTGTGTTAAAGGTCAAAACACACTAGAAGTTGATTTTAAAACTTCTGTTGGTGTTGTTATGGCAAATGCCGATTTCCCATGGAACAAAAAAGATGATGAAGAATATTTGGACTTTGCTATCTTCATGGATGATGTTACTGAAAAAGAATTAGATAATGTTCATCCTGCTGAAATCAAATTAACACATACTTGCAAGATGATGGACGATAAATTAGTTGAAGATTGTCCTGAATGGGGCACCGCAGGTTCATACATTCTTATTTGTACTGGTACTGGTGATTCTGTTACCGAAGCCAAAGATAAAGCATACGAATTGGTAAAGAAAATTAAGATTGGTAATGATGTTGCTTGGCGTACCGATATTGGTAAGAATATGGAAAAAACTCTACCAAAAATTCAAAAATTTGGCTTTTATAAGGGCTGGAAGTATTGACATTTGACTTTGACTGTGTTATAATTATATTATGAATTGTCAGAACTCATATTTTTATAAATATAATTATAAGAATACTGACAGGAGTTATTATGAAAAAATTAATGCCACAGATGGCAAGAACTGGTAAAAACGGACACGGCGAACCAAGACCTAAAGTTATTTGTGTAGGTTGCAAAAAACTTCTTGCACAAAAATATTTTTCATATAAAGTAAAAGAAGATCCCACCCAAGGTATTAGAGATAGGTGTAAATCTTGCTCAGCTGAACGGGCAAAAAAAGAAACACAACGAAGAAAAGATAATTGGAAATATCACCCAACAAGGCATATGTTAAACAATTCTAAACAAAGAGCCAAATTGGCAGGTTTAGAACACACAATAACAATGGATGATATTATTATTCCTGATTTTTGTCCCGTTTTAGGAATAAAGTTGGAAACTGGTGATAGAAAAAAACATTTTAATGCACCAAGTATTGATAGAATTGATAATACTAAAGGTTACATTAAAGAAAATATTGTAGTGGTTTCAACAAAAGCAAATCTCTTAAAAAAAGATGCAACGATAGATGAACTTATTATGTTAGCTAAATTTTATAGTAAATTGAAAGAAGAAACAAATTGAATATCTTTTACCTCGATAAAAACCCTCAACGATGTGCTCAAATGCATGTAGATACGCATTGCATAAAAATGATTTTAGAGTATTCCCAGCTTTTATCTACAGCACACCGTGTATTAGATGGGCAAGAAGTGACTGTAAAATCTAAAACTGGTCGTAATGTAAAACGCTGGATTCTACCTGATAGTCGTGATAGCATTTTATATTCTGCTACTCATAATAATCATCCTTCTGCTGTGTGGTGCCGAGCATCATCTGCAAATTATATGTGGCTCGCTGAACTCTTAGAAGAATGTTGCAAAGAATATTCTTATCGTTATGGTAAAATACACAAAGTTGAATCTGGTGGCTTGATGCAAGCACTCAAAAATAATATTCCAAAAAATATGCCAGATAAACCATTTACTGAACCTACACCTGCTATGCCTGATGAATGTAAAGTTCCAGGCGATTCATTACAATCATATCGGAACTACTATTCCATGAACAAAACACACCTTGCTTCATGGAAAGGTAAGATAAATAGTAGAATACAGCCAGTATGGTACAGCAATATGATTTTGGATAAAATGGCTGTTGACGCACAACGATTAGGATTAGGATATTGAATGCCATCATATGATTTTCTAAACAAAGAAACTGGTGAACGTGAAGAACACCGTATGTCGTACACAGCTTTAGACCAATTCAAGGTCGATAACCCACATTTAGAATTACATATATTTGCTGAAAATCTTCCCATCATGGGTGATGGTGTTCGTATGTCAGTTCCAGGAATTGGCCAATCTCACATGGCATTTGAAACTGGTGTGATTCAACGAATGCAAGAAACGATTCCAGAAAATACAATGAGTGGTCATAAGACCAAACGACCTAGGGAGTGGTAACAACAAAGGAGATAATTTTGTCGAACAAGCGTATGCAATCCAAACAACAAAGATTATATTACGAACAAAATAACAAAGAGAAAGTTAGACAAGAATTAGAAGAATTTGTAAAGCAGGAAAAAGAAATAGAACGAAAATCAGCAGTATTAACGACATGCGATCCACATAGGAATTCGTATTATAATTGAGAATAAATATAGAATATTCAATAACCATAAAAAAATAAAAAAATGAAAATTTTAAATCTCTTTGTGTATTTGTTTAAAAGGAACAAATCATGACAATGAATTCTACTGGACCAATAAGTTTAGGTGGTACAACTGCTGGTGTTTCTATTGAAATTGAAAATGGCGGTAATGGAACAACACAAATTAGTCTTAATGATTCGGCAGTAAGAACATTGGCTGGCGTACCTAGCGGTGCAATTGCCATGCCAACTAATTTTTATGGTAAAGCAAATCAATTTACTTATACTATTTCTTCAAACCAGACTAATTTATGTATGAGGGCTGGTGCTGTTTCTGCTGGTTGGAATGGCACATCAAAACTTGCTGTCAATATTAATAGTGGCGTTATTATTTCTTCTAATAGTACAGGAACACCAGCTATGAATATTCAGGGGTCATTCCCCGGTGGTGTTACTGTAACTAACAATGGCACTATTGTCGGTATGGGTGGTGCGGGCGGTAATGGAGGTTATTTCTGTTGTGGCGGTGGCTACGGTCCCGGCAGTGGTGGCAGTGGTGGTACTGCACTTAAAGTTTCTTCAGCTGTAACATTTAATAATGTAGGAACTATTGCTGGTGGCGGTGGCGGTGGTGGAGGCGGTGGCTATACATTTGTAGCTGAAGTAGGTGGTAGTGGTGGCGGTGGCGGTAGATCAAGCAATGCCGCAAATAGTAGTGGTGGTAGTGGTGGTGCTGGCGGTCGTTCATGT